GTGGCGTTGAGGCCGGGAACAAAAACGCCGGCTTTGCGGCCGGCGTTCGGGAGGATCTGTAACAACTGCTTCTCGTTGATTGGCATCGGTTTTCTCCAAAGAGTGAAGGTTTACGCCGCAGATACGTCCACGGTGCGTAGTGGTTTGGTCTGTTTCTTTTTCTTGCCCTTGGCTTTCGCCTTTCCCTTCTTCCCTCCATTGCACTCGACCGTGGTCGACCAGCCCGAGGGCATAAACACCTGCTCCACGCTGTCCACCAGGTACTCGCCATCGAGCCCGTTTTTGAAGCCCTGGGCGTTGATGGAGCGCTCTGCAAACAGGTCGGTGCGCCCGAGCATCTCCAAGCGCACGCCGGCGGTGCTGCGGTTGAACGCCGCCAAGCGGGCCTTGGCTGCCTGCTCAGCAGCGCCTTTGTCGGGGTAGATATGGCGGTCGGTGTGCACAGCGGGCAGGCCTTCGGGCGCTTCGTCGTTACCAAGCTCAACGACCTTGAGCGCGCCGGTTTTCTTGTCTTGGTGCTGCGTCTTCACGGCCTTCTGCGTGGTGCGGTCGCCAAGGCGGAAGCTGTAGCGGTTCACGTCACTACGCTGAATGGTGACCGCACCAAAGGCCTTGCCTCCGGGGGTGCTGCCACCTTGGCGCGGCATGACCAGCAGCTGACCGTCGCCTACCTTGGCCGTGCAGTCGTACTGTCTGGCCAGGCGGGTGATGAAGTTAAAATCGGACTCGTTGCGCTGGTCGACGCGAGCCACCTTGGTCTGCACTGTGCAGCCAGGTTTCCACCCGTTGCGCGCAGCCAGGTCACTGACGATTTGTGCGAGCGGCACGTTCTCCCAGCTACCGCTACGGGTGGTTTTGCCACTACCGCGCATGTCGCTGGCTTTTCCGCGCAGGGTGATGGTGTCCGGCGGGCCAGTCACCTCGATTTCGTCCACCCGGTAACTACCCAGGCGCGCAAGCGGCTTACCCTCATAGCCCAAAAAGGCCTCGATCAAGGCGCCGCGCTTTGGCAACGTGACGGCTTGGTCGCGGTCATCAATGCGTAGTTCGAATTCGTCCGAGTCCATCCCGGGCTTGTCCAAAGTGCGCAGCAACAGCAGACGGTCGTTAATCAGCGCGGTGATATCCCGGCCGTCAGCGACGATACGAAACGTAGGTTTCATGGTGGCTCCAGAAAGTAAAAAACCCCGCAGGGCGGGGTTCGTTACGCGTAACGCGGGGTCAGTCCCACAGGGTGACCTGCTCGGCCTCAGCCTCAGCGGCAGGCAGTTCGGGGAAGTAAATCAGCACGCCGGCGCGGAACGGCTGTGGTTCCTCGGCAAGGCCTTGGTTGGCTTCCATGACCGCTTCCACGGCGCCCATCAAATGGCCGTAGTAGGCCTGGCACAGGGTGTCGAGCACGTCCCCGTCAGACGTTCTGCAGGTCGTCGCCATATTTGGTGAACTCCAGGGTAAAGGCTTGTTTGCGCGGGATACCACCGGCAAGCAATGCCGATTGATCCTCGTCGACCTTGCGCAGACACCAGTTGCCCAGCACGGCACCGTAGCCGGTGGTCAGGCTCACGGGCAGCAGCAGGCGGCCGATGGTGCGCAGCGTGTCCAGCTGACTGATTCCGCCTCGGAACAACGGGAACACGGCCCCTTTGATCGTCAACGTGTCTTCGCCAGGCCCCACGGCCTGCTGGGCCATGTCGCGCGTCAAACGCTCCTGCGCGGCCCAGCGGTACGCGGTACGGCGCTGCAGCTCGTCAAACGCTGCAGTGTCGAGGTTGAAGTAAAAAGGCTGCGACCCTGCCTTGAGCGGCTGCAGGGTCAGCAGGTGGGGGAACGGCGTTACCGCCGCTGCTGCAGGTGTAGCGCTTGGGGCAAAGGCGCTGGTTGGCACAATGCCCGCCAATGACGGGCTGACCTTGCCGGCCATGCGGTTGATGGCCGACCCCGCCTTGCTGGCCTGCTCGCTCAGTGAGCCCAGCCGGTCGCGCACCTGGGTGGCAGCACTGGTGACCTGGCTGTACTTTGACGCGACCATGCCCACGGTGGACTGCGCCACGTTGATCGCGCGCATTGTGCGTTGCAGCTTGGCCCCTACCGCTGGCCCGATGATCGGTAGGCTTTCCAGCTCCGATGCGGCACCGGTCATGTCACTGACGGCGCCGTTAAGCGGGCCCAGCATGCCATCGACACTGGTACGGCCGGCCTCACCGGCCGCCACCAGGGACGATAGCGTTGATTTCATCAAATCCATGTAAGCCATGGCACCCCCTTAGACATGCGCCTCGTCGTAGAGCTGGGCACTGAACCGGTTACCCGCAAATTCCCGCTGCAGGCGGTCAAACAAGCCGCGCAGCGGTGCTTCCATGGCGGCCACTGTCTGATAAGGGTCTTTCATATCCCCCTCAATGGTGACCGGCATGCTCAGTGCAATTGAAAAGGTCTGTTCAACCTTGGCTGGCTCGGCCTTGGTGCGTTCGGCCGGCTTGGGCGGCATCGGCGCCGGCGCTGCAGTACTGGGCGCAGTCACCTCAACCAGCGAACGCACCACGTCGCCCATAGAGTCGGCACGCTCCACCGCATGACGGCGCAGCCCGCGCGCGAACCCGAGGCGCTCCCGATCTGCAGGTTTGGGCGTGTACTGAGCGGCCGGCACCGGCTCCTGCTTGGGCCTGGCCAGGCCCGTGGGCGAACCCGCCTCAACCCTCACCACGGGCACCGGCTGCTGCGAGCCCGGCGCCGTTACGGTAACGACTGGGGGTTGTACCGTCACCGGCGCCGACGGCGGGGTCACGCCCTGGGCAACCGGCGCCGGCGGCTTGGCGATGGGTGCCGGCACAGTAGCCACCGGGGCCGGCGCCTTCGTCACCGGCTCAGGCTGCAGCACCACAGGAGGCTGCAGGGTCGGCTGCAGGGGCTTGGGCGCCTCGATGACCGGCGCCGGCATGACCGCCACGGGTGCTGCAGGCTCTGCAGGCGCAGCGGGTTGCGATTCCGCTCCGACCTGGCCATCAGCCGGCGCCTGCTCCTGCTGCGGCTTATCTTCACCGAACCAGGTACGGCCCAGCCAACCGCCCAGGGCATCGCCACCAAGGCCGCCCAGGGCCATGCCAATGGCACCCCCGATGGCGGTACCAATGATCGGTACCACAGACCCGATGGCGGCGCCGGCGGCACCACCTGCCCATGCGCCCGCCATGCCGCCTGCCAGGCCGCCATACCCCTCGGCCTTTTCGTCCCGGGTTTGCGCATTCAGCGCGATATCCAGCACCCCAGGGATAGCATCAGCGAGCTGGCCACCGGGCAACCTGCCTGCCGCTCGGGTCATCCCGCGAACGCCATGCACCATTTGCCCCAAGCGGCTCAGTTCAGGGGTAACGGGCGCCCTGGGGGCCAATGCCGACACACCCACCGCCGGCAGGGCCGGCTGTGGACGCGGAGGCATCGGCGCCGGTGCTGCTGCGGACCCCGGCCCTGTGGCTGCCACTTTCGCCGCCGGCGGAACCACCGGGGTTAGCCGAACCGGCGCCTTGATGGCCGCCGGCACCGGCTTGGGTAGAACGCTCAACGGGCTGCGCGCGACACCCAACTGACCAACCGGCCGGCGCCGGCGAACGCGACGGGCTCGTTTCGTCCCTCCAGGGCCTGGATTCGGCACGCCAGGCCCATACCGGCCAAATGCATCAGCATTGACCACAAACACGCGCTGCGGCTCGTTGCCGGGCGCCTGGCCAGGGTCATTGCTTGCCGGCACGCCCAGCACCTTACCCAGGGCACCCAGGCCCGCATCCACCACCCGTTTACGGGGCTTAGGTGCTGTCGTCTCGCCTGGCTGGCCAGATTCCTTACCTGGGCGCCTGTAACCCCATGCCCGCCCCAGGGCCACGTTGAATGCACCTCGGCCGATCTTGGCCGCGCTACGGGCAGCCATAACCGCACCGACAGCCGTGGCCAGGCCTGCCAGGCCCATGGCCAACTGGGGGACATCGTCCGACAGCTTGCCAATCCAACGGACAACGGTTGTTGCGCCGGTAGCAAATGCGTCAGTCGCCGGCCGGATGGCATCACCGATGCTACGCATGGCGTCATCCGTGGACTGCACCAGCTCAGCCCAGCGCTGCGCCGACGTTTCGCGCCGCTCCGCCAGGTTCTTGTCCAAGATGCCGGTTGCCTTCATGGAATCGGCTTTCAGCTCGTTGTAGAGCCCACGGTTCTGACCATAAGCGGTCAGCGCCGCCTTGACCTGCATGTCGGCAAACAAGTCACCGGTGCGCAGGGTTTTTTCCAGGGCTTCCAGCGCCGCCTTGGCTTTTTCCGGGTCGGCCTGCTTATCGATCTTGGATTGGGCATCCTTGATCTTTTTGGCCTTGGCCGGGTCGGTA